CCGTTACAAAGGCAACTCCACGACAACATGAAAAGATGGAATGTGGTTGTCGCGCATCGAAGGTTCGGAAAGACCTTCTGGGCGATCAACCACCTCCTGAGATTCGCACTAACGAGTCGTGAAAAGAACGTCAGGCTCGGATTTCTAGCCCCCACATACAGGCAAGCGAAGACAATCGCTTGGGACATCCTGAAAAATATGTCCGCCCCCATACCAGACATCAAGATTAACGAGACTGAGTTAAGAATTGATTACCCCACGGGAGCACGGATAAGACTGTACGGTGCATCAGATGACCCCGATACGCTCAGAGGGCAATACTTCCACGGGATTTGTATGGATGAGTATAGCCAGATGCCCCACAATCTTTTTGGGGAGATTTTAAGACCAGCTTTATCTGATAAAAAAGGTTGGTGTATCTGGATTGGCACTCCTATGGGACAGGACGCTTTCTACGATCTCTTCCAGACTGCAAGGCTGAAGGAACAAGCTGACCCTGAAAACTCCAAATGGATGACCGCTCTCTTCAAGGCTAGCGAGACTAACGTCATTGACCCTGATGAGCTAGCTGACGCGCAAGATATTATGACTCCAGCGGAATTTGCACAGGAGTATGAGTGCTCTTTCTCCGCCGCTATCGAAGGTAGCTACTACTCCAGCTTTATGGACAGGGCGGATGCGGAGGGGCGGGTAGGATTTGTACCGTATGACCCCATGCTCCCAGTCCACACGGCTTGGGATTTGGGAGTAGCGGACAGTACTTGTATAGTCTTCTACCAGCTTTTTGCGAAGGAAGTACGGATCATCGATGTGTACGAGCAAGACGGAGAAGGACTGGCACACTATATATCCCATCTATCTAACAAGCCTTATAAGTATGATACACACTTAGCACCCCACGACATCATGGTTAGAGAGTTCGGGACTGGCAGATCACGGATAGAACAAGCCGCATCACTGGGGGTTGAGTTCACCGTTGTCCCGCAGATCGGCGTGCAAGACGGGATTAACGCCTTGAGGACGCTATTCCCGCGCCTGTGGATAGACGATAAGAACTGTCGCAAGCTCATTGAAGCATTGCGGAACTACCGGAGAGAGAAGAACAAGAGGACTGGGGAGTTCAAAGCCAGACCCCACCACGACTGGAGTTCACATTTTTGTGATGCCCTACGGTATATGGCGGTAGGCTTCCAAGAGAATCAGCTTGGTAATCACAGCGGGGCAGTGAGACAGAAGATTTCAGAGCGTCAGTGGATGTCTGGCGATAGCACAGCGGGGTATTGATTTGGGGAGGAAAAGGATGATTCCGGTAGCACTAGAAGATAGGCTCTATGAGTGGGCAACATGGGACGAGCGGATGGTTGACTCGTCATCTCTGGGATACCCGAAGCGGACAGCCGATGCGAGACTCAGGGACGGGGGAACTCAAGGAGGTATACCAGCCACGCTAGTCCCAAATCTTGATACCCCACGTCATCTCAGGGCAGTCGAAGCCGCAGTTGCCACACTGCCGAAGGACTTGCGGCAGACTCTGACAAACCACTACAGGGGTAACGAGGACAAGACCAAAAAGCACTCTTTAATCAAAGCGCACAGTTGGTTTATGGGGGCATTAACAGCGGCAATCGTAGCAACTGAGCAGAATTTGTAAACCATTTGCTATGTAATATAGCAACTGATATACTATTGTTGTGGCTAGGGGATGCGCCCCCCGAAAGGCTGGGACACCCACCATATTCTCCAGCCCCGCCACATCCCATCTAATCAAGGACGATTAAGTTATGACCAGACCAAAAGACCCCACGGAAGAAGAGGTTACTGATCTGTTAACTTATTTAGATTGGGATTCTTCAGAGAACAATTTTAGGTGGAGTAACAAGAAAGGAAACCACAGAAAGGGAAAGTTGGCTGGTAGTCTATCAAACCAGTACATTCAGATTTGGATAAAGGGGGAATACTGGCTCGCTCAGAGGCTAGCTTGGGTAATCCACCACGGTAGTTATCCAGCACCATCGTTGACTGTAGATCACATTGATCGGGACACTCACAATAACAGTAAGGAGAACCTTCGACTGGTCAGTCAAGCTGTTAACTGCCGTAATAAGAAACGATCCAAGAACAACAAAAGTGGTGTTACTGGTGTTTTTGCCGCACAGCATAAGAAAGGGAGTTGGTCTGCCTGTATCATGGTAGATCGCAAAAATTTGTGGATAGGGAACTTTGAAACAAAAAGAGGTGCGGAACTAGCAAGGAAGTATATGGGCACTCAATTTGAGTTTCATTATACGCATGGCAATAAAGCATAAGGTTGCATGGATAGCAACTGATTGACTTAAATCCGCTTTTATGTTAGAATATTGTCTAGAATGGCTATACTAGACTCTAGGTACTCGTAGCCGCTCTCCGTTGTAGCCCCTCGCTTAGAGGGGTTTTTTTATGCCTCAAGGAAAGTAATCATGCTGGAAGAAGAAGTAGCGGCACTGGAAGAAGTGGACGAGTTTGCCGATATGCCCGATGAAATGGGTGACATCGACAAAATGCTTGAACTTGATCGCCAAGTATCTGAGCGTCTGGATGCTTTGGGTTCTTCTTTGCAACAGAAAGCTGATGAGGTAGTAAACCAACGTAGGTCTATCGAAGCCAACTGGCTTGAGGATATTGCCCAGTATAATGGTAAGTACTCAGACAGCGAGGTCACCCGACTGAAATCGTCTGGCGGCTCTCAACTATTCGCCAACATCACACGACCTAAAGTCAATGCGGCTGAAGCACGCATCAGTGACATCCTATTTCCCACGGATGACCGGAACTGGGACATCCGTCCTACGCCAGTCCCAGAGATGGAAGATATGCAGATGTCTGAGGCTGACGTTGCGACAACGCCAGAAGGTCACCCCGTACAAGAGCGGGATGTTGCTAGCGGCATCCTAGAAGAAGTTGCAGAGCGCACGAAGAAGATGCGGACTGAGATGGACGATCAGTTGATCGAAGCTAACTGGGCTAGCGTCTGTCGCGAAGTCATGCACGATGCAGTGCTGTTAGGCACAGGCATCTTAAAAGGTGTGACGGTCTATGACAGAATGTCGAAGCGTTGGCAGACCATCCAAGATGAGAACGGCAAGTCAGCCCAAGTCCTAAGTGTTTCTGTAGATAAACGTCCGACCTGTGAGCGTGTCGATCCTTGGGACTTCTTCCCAGATATGTCGGCAAGGCACATACGCGAGGCTGAGTTCGTATTGCAACGCCACGTTATGTCGCGCAAGGAGTTGCGTGAGCTAGCGAGACAGGAAGAATACTTGGCGGGTCAGATCGATGAGATTTTAAAATCGGAAGACTACGCGACCCCAACTGCAACGCACCTAGAAGACTTGCGGAGTGGCGAGGGCATCTCGACTACCCCTAGTCGATTTGAAGTTTGGGAGTATCACGGTGACCTAGACAAAGAAGACCTATTGGCTTGCGGCTGTGAGGTTGACACTATCTCTGAGTTAGAAGTTGTCAGTGGCGTGGTGTGGTTCGTTGAGGGGAAGGTTATCAGAGCTACTCCTAACATCATGGACACAGGCGATCTGCCGTACAACGTGTTCACTTGGGAGCGCACAGACTCAACTCTATTCGGAGTTGGAGTACCACGACTAATGAACAACGCGCAAAGAGCGATGAACGCATCTTGGCGTATGGCTATGGATAACGCCGGACTATCGACAGCCCCGCAAATCGTAGTAAATGAATCTAGCATTGAACCAGTCGATGGTGACTGGGCACTGCGACCACGGAAAGTATGGAGAGCTAAAGGGCTTACTAGTAACGTACAGCAAGCTTTCGGAACTTTCGACATTAACGGACATCTAGGGGAACTCCTCAGTCTGTTCAATGTAGCCAGAGAGTTGGCGGATGAGGAAGCGGGTCTTCCATCAGTAGCGCAAGGCGAAGCCGGAGCTACCCCAGTCAACACAGCTACAGGCATGAGCATATTGATGAACTCTGCCAACACTGTACTACGCCGCGCAATCAAGGCGTGGGACGATGGAATAACACTTCCTTTCATACAAAGATTGTACGACTGGAATATGCAGTTTGGCGAGAATGAAGAGATAAAGGGAGACAACAAAGTACACGCCCGTGGGTCTTCACACCTTATTGTAAAAGAGATGCAAGCGCAGAACGCGATGTCGTTAATCAACATTGCCGCGTCTCCAATCCTGCAACCCCTTACAGACGTGCCAGCACTGTACAGAAGAGTAGTGACCTCCATGCAACTTGATCCGGCTGAGATCGTCAAGACTGACGCAGAGATTGAGCAAGAGATGCAACAGCAACAGCAGATGATGGAACAGCAGAGCCAGCAACAGGTCGATCCACTAGGGCAAGCGCACTTAGAGTTGAAGCAACAACAGGTACAACAGGACGGTCAACTCAAACAGCAAGGCATGGCGGATACCAAAGAGATCGCTATGGCTAAACTTCAGATGCAAGACAGTATTTCTCAACGAGACATGGAAGGCAAGGTTGCCGCTTCGGCTAGAGGAACTGCCGCAGAACAGCAGAAGAGAGGGATAGAAATGATGAGAGAAAATAACAGACGCATGGAGATGGGTCTGAAACAGAAAACGGGTAGTGGAATTTGAGTAGTCTAAACGCTAGATCAAGCACTTGGATCGCTTTGGACACCAAACTACTAGCTATGATTGAAGAAGCGAGGCGTGCCTTGGAGGATAGCTCCTTGGACGAATCGAAGACTCAACTGACTAGGGGGTACATAAAAGCCCTTAGAGAAGTCAGGGAACTACCGTTGCGCGACAACAGTCCCGCAAGTCAGATAGGAAGCCCTGACTACACTTAGAAACATAATGCCGCTTATAAGCCGCAAGGAAATGTGTGATGACAACTGATGGAACAGAAACAACTGAAGAAGAGCTAGACACTATTTTTAATGAAGTAGCTGAAGAAGGCGGCGGAGATACTCCCCCGATAGAAGCGGCGGCTGAAGAAGAGAAGAGTGAACCAACCCAAGAGAGTTTGAAAGAAGATGTCGAAGCAGAAGCCCCCGCAGAGAAAGATTATGCGGCGTTGAAAGCTGAGCACGAAAAACTCAAACATCAATATAAATCTGATGAGGGTAGGATAGCGGCACTTCAACGGAAAGTTTCTAGCCTTGAAAATGTTAATAGCACGCTGAAGAAACCGGAAGCACGGAGAACACCTCCGCCGTTACCGACAAGAAAACCGAATCCCGTAAACGCTAAAAAGATCGTAGAAGATTTATATAGTGGGGATGAAAAGAAAGCTCAGTCTGCCGTGCTAGCCATTACTCAGGGCAACACAGATAACCAAGCTTTCAACGCCGAAAACGTACAGAAGCAAGTTGATCAAATGTTGAAACCCCTCCGCGAAGCTGAGCAAGCTAAACACAAGCTTAGTCAAGAAGAGGCGTTAGAAAAAGCATTCCCAAACTGGAAGGTTCAGGTTAATGAGCCGCATTTTGAGGAATGGCTACAGGGACGAAGTGCGACTGTGAAGAAGCTGGTTCATTCAAATGACTCGGCTGACGCAATCGAACTATTAACTTACTACAACTCTAGTGTCGGAAACACAACAGAAGAAGACACAGGCAAAACACAGGTTGAGAGAGTTCAAGACAAGAGAGCCAAGCAGTTATCTGCCTCTGGTGGTATCAGTTCAAAGAGTGCCGGATCATCAGGTGCTATGCCGACTGACCCAGACGCACTATTTGACTATCTTGAGCGGAACGATCCCGACCTTAGAAGATAACAGCGTACATTACGTTAATCAATTTTAAGGAACAGTATCATGGCAACAACTCTATATGGTGACATTTCACCACGGACAGCGACATTCGCAGAACGCGAATTATTAAAAAGAGCATTACCTTATTTGGTATTGGAAAAGTTTGGTCAATCAAAACCAATCCCTACCAAAAGCTCAAAAACTATCAAGTTCAGAAAGTACAATCCTCT